TCGCTCATAAAATTCCTAAATAAAACCCTTGTGATTGCACAAGTACATTAAAACTGTAAGGCGTTAGGATATGTCCTGTCATAACGCCCGAAGAATGCATTGCTGAATTTGGTGTTAGTGACAACACCGCCAGCTTTACAGCTCATATCCAAATGCCAGTTGTTTGTCGTGTTAGTCCCTGTTGGGATAATAAAAATAGGCGATTGCACTAGATATTTAAGCGGAGTAGCACCGGGTAACGCTGGCAGCCCATCAAGGTTATGCATCCCGCCAACCGTAATAGTTGGAGAGCCTACGCGCCAAAACACCGTTGGAGGCTTGCCAAGGTTTGCCGCCGCACCGACTGAGTTGTGCTCAATTTCGCCACGAATGCGATATGCAACAGTATCAAAAACAAAATTTGCGCCAGCCAATGCCGAAGAACCTGGAAATGTTATAAAGTCGCAAGCTTCAACGCCAGTGGCAGTGACCAGAACCTCGTTTCCTACGTCACCATCGCTGCGTACTTGTAGGTTAACCACCGCCGTAGATGCCGCCCCGCCAGACCGCTGCGATGTCCAGCCGGAAGGTATGCCGCCAGCGCCAGCCGTTACGCCAGTTCCAGCAGTTCCGCCATTAGCTATCCATGAGCTGTCCACGATAGTCCCGTTTGGATTTTCTGTGGCATTGTATAAGTCTGTCGTGCCAGTGAATTTATAAGGGGCTGGAATGGTCACGTAATTTTTGACCACGTTCCACCAAAATAAGCCTAATCCTGATGCTCCAGTGGTGTTAGGATGCAATAGGTCGGTAGTCCAAGTAGATAATGGGTCATTAGTGGCAGAAGCCGGATCAAGAAACGCCCTGTACCAATCGACGAATATCAACCTGTTATAATTTTGCATTGCAAATGCACGTAGCATCCTGTTGGTTTCAAGAAGAATACCACGGGCTGTCGTTATTTGTGGCGCAGTCATGCCGCCACCCCACAATCCACGTGGTAGGATTGTGCAAAGTATCGGTATGATCCCCCTGTCCCATAACGCTTGGCAAATATCAAAAATATCCGCCGCAATTTGTGATGCTGGCTGTCCTATGTTAAGTTGTAAATTGTTTGTACCGCATAGCACATTGCAATATTTTGGCTTTACCGGAAGATTATCGATTTCTGGCACTCTTGCCAAAACTTGCGCCGTAGTTTCGCCTGTCACCGCCCTGTTATAGCTAAATAGGGTAACTCCAGTTCCAAGTACGGTAGCGTGAGGGCATTCTATAGCCCCCATGCTGAAAGCTTGCATCCAAGATATGACGCCTGAACTATAATAAACGCATATATTAGTGGTTATCCCGTTGAAATGTGAACCCGCACTAATGCTGTCTCCTAATGCAGCCATAAGGTTATTGGCTTGTTCGGCATACGGGAAGGCAATATTGCCTGTTGAGATAGGCTTGTCTAAATTTTGTGACAAATTACTGTTATTTGTCTTGTCTACAGACCATGCAGTACCGTCATATTTCAATGATTGTTCATCAGACAGATAAGAGGTTGACTGTATTGTTTTTGATATTCCAGAACCCAATTGCACAGATACGGTATTAGTTCCGCTCCTTGACGTCACTGTAACGCTCAATACATCACGTCTTATATTTGCTGGCGGACTTGCCAACATGATGTTTGTAGAAGCGGCAAACACCTCCAATTTCCCCGTTAAAATTGGAGACACAGGCGCATTTGTGGCAGATATAAAATCCTGGTATTTAACGATAGCAATAACGCTGCCGTCGTTAAACGTTTGCAAGCTTAAGGATTGCGTACTTGTTAGTGATATTGGCATGATAATTACCTAATCAGCACTTGCGGCTTTTGCCGGACGGTTTCTTTTCTGATTTCTCGTGGTCTTTCTTTTTCATGGTATCTGCTCCGATTGCGGGATAATTTTTGCCAACAGTTCTAAAATCTTTTCTTGTTTTATTGCGGTTTCTTCAACTTTGTAGAGTATTTCGTCCATTTCTGGCTTGTAATCTTCCTCGTTATGCGTATCTTCCGGCATAGCCTTAGTCATCAGCTTATGCTCTGCTTCCTTTATGGTAAGCATTGACTTGTATTCCCTTGCCTGGATGTCATGACCAATTGCATCGGCCTTTATCTTCCTAGCCTCTAAGTCTTGCTTGCTTAACTCATCCTCCAGTTGCTTGACGTGCTCAACCGCTCCTTGTAAAGCAGCCTCTTGTTCTTGCGCTTGTTGCTGTAGTTCCTGCAATTGCGCCTGGATTTGTGGAGGTATGTCTTGCTGTTCGCCTTCCGGTTGCAGTTGTGGCGGCAATGTCTTACGTGACCTGTCAGCCATGTCGTCCGCTCCAGGGAAGTCATAAGAACTGAATATGATGTCACCGTGGGTTTGCATGAGGACTGGATTTGCCCTAACCATTTCTGTAATGACTTGTGCGCCTTCCTGCCTCTGTGTTTGGAAACTCGCTCCAGTTGACACGTCTACGTCATAACGGCCTACAGTTGGATCGAACAGGTGAGAGACATCGGCCTGACCTTGTACCTTTTGATATGGGATTCCAGCTCCGGGCGCTTTCATTGCATTTTCTTCGCTACCGTCAAGCCCTAGAATCTTTACCACTTGCCTTTCTGTGTAAATCTTTGGAGCAAGATCAACTAGCACTTTTTCGCGGTACTTAATAGCATCATTGACATAACTCACAAAATGAAAAGTGGCAGTTTCGCCCTGGGCTTTTTGACGCTCAATAGCTACGCCAGACGTTTCATTAGAGCGGATGCCAAAGTTTGCATTTTGCTGTCCTGATGCCGCCTTAATCTCGTTAGTTGCAACCTCAAGCATCTGCAGTTGTGCTGTAGGAACAAGCGGCTGTTGCTCACGATATGGCCTTGTATGCTGCCTACCTTGTGAGTCATACTCAACGTAGGGCAAGAACGGTGCGCTACCGTTATTGGCGTTCTCCCATAGCTTTTGGTATTGCCCGACTGCACCATCAGGTAAGATATAAGGGACTTTAGGTTGCAATGCTATCGCCTCTACCGCGCTGGACAATGCGTAATTGTGCATACGGCACATGTCCTTAGTGTCCCGTGTCAATCCTTTCCGGTAGCACACGCCGTCAATAATAAATTCAGTACCAATAAACTGGATGATGGGCAAGTAATCGCCAAGCCACTTTTCGTTTTCCACAGGCTCATCTTCGCCGCCTACCAGCTTGCAATGATGCCATTGCTTACGGTCAGCCTTGCGCGTCCTTACTGGTATCTTTTGGCCTTTGTTTTGCGATTTGTAACCAGATGTGCCATCCTCGTACATTTCCAAAGTATCTTTGACATACTCGCAATAGTAATAATGGCACAGGATAAAGCTGTCTTTTGTTACCCAAGGATGGTCTGATTCCCAAGATTTTGGATCAACCCCATACTTGTCGGCCTCAGACTTTGGCAATTCTTGCAGCACAAAGCCCCATTCCGCATCCGACCTGTCTATTTCCTTGCAAAATGGGTCAATGATTACATCGCGTGGGTTTTTTATCGGCAATTCTTTGATGACTTGGTTAAATGAGTCATACGTTTCGTAGTCAGTGACTATCCAACTATAACCCTCACCATAATGCACCATCCATTCAATGGCATTGATTGTGCAGTCGTCTGAGTTGGCGCGTGACTTGATAGACCTAAGCCAACCCTCCATCATCTTAGCGCTGTCTTGGTCTGCCCCGTCCGCCACTGGAATAACCTTGCCAGTCGGTATGCCTTGCCTAAAATTGTTTATTATCTGGTAATTATGCTGTGCCGATATGTTTACGGTAAGCATGACCTTACCATCATCTAAATTATTTGCACCATTTGTTATCTTGTCCCATTGGTTGAGGTTGTCACCATCGCCCATAACAAATCGGTAATCATCATCGGAAAAGCTTCTTGATTGGGAATAATAATCAAGCCCTATCTCGTAGCGCTTTCTTGCCAGCTCAACAATAGACAGTTTTGAATCGTCGCTCATCTTGCCATCCAGTGGTTAAAGCGCAATTGCGGGACAATTATTGGCTGTTCTTCCCGTGCCGTCATGCCTGGAAACAGTTCTGTAAATGCCCATATTGCCGCATCCGCCCTATTTGGCGAATCGTCTCCCGTATATCCAACCGTAGAGAATGCACATAATTCATCTTCAAGCTCGTTAAAGAACCCAACATGCCTAATCTTTCCTGACTCATACAATGCGCTAATAGGCTCAGCCCTTACACATTTGCCACGTGAAGCTGTAACTGGCTTAAATGGTGTGCGTGGCCTTGCGGTCTGTATGACGTGCCTTACCATTTCGCCGCCATAATTCATTTCGCCTACGATAACATCGGCATTATGTCGATCAAACGCGCTAGCAGCCACCATGCCCCAAGTCTTAGGCGCGCACTTAACGGTACAATCCTCTAACAAGTAGCCGTTGCCGTCTGTGCCCAATGCAGCGACAACAATGCCGATTGCGTCATTGTCTGCATTATCAACATCGCCTGAACCGCTTGGGTCTACAGCCACGACAACGCGGACAAAATCAGGCAATGAGCCATCCAGTACACGCCATTTGTCTATGTCTGTATCATTAAATAAAGCGTTAGGGTTTGCTTCGGAGAATTCGCCATATAAAAACCTGCGCTGAATCCTTGCGCCCTGACTTTCCAACATTTCAATATAATTAGGCGCAATGTTTTCAAGGTTATCAGCCGGATTCATTTGGAAGGAGAAATAATCCTGTGGATTAGGTAGGTTTTGTTTTGTTTCGGCATTTAGCTTGCGGATGAATTCAAGGTAAGACCAGTGTAGCTTGTTAGGAGGGTTGCAATCGTTGTATTCACGAAGCCTTAAAAGGTTTCCGTCGATGTCTTCAACCTTTTGCGCCAACCGTGTCCGCATGACGTTGCGTGATGCCAAAGGGATTTGGCTGCACTCATTGTTATAGATGGTTGCGTATTCCTTTCCCAATGCCTTTTCAACCCTTTCCTTGTCGTCCAGGCCGTTAAACCAGATTTCGCTTCCGTTTTCAAAGCTGGCGTACCAATCTGTTTTGTCTATCTTGTATTTGATGTTCGGGAAGCACTTAGCCATAACTGTCGGGAATGTTTCTAATGCTATTGATTGCTTACAAGCGTTAAACCTGAACCTGTTAATTGAATGCCTTGATCTAGGCGCTTTAATTGCTCTTACGCAAACATTGCGAGTGAATAGGAACGTCTTGCCGGATCGAGACCCACCGAAAAGCATGAAGTACAGAATACGGTCTGATGTGTTAGCCAGAATCTTTTGCGCTTCTTTCTGCTTTGCTGTCAGCTTCATATATCCTTGTCGATAGGGTCTAGATAAGTAACTGCAACGCCTACATTGCCCGTATGATCAATTGCTTTAAGTTGAGGGCTTACATACTTTGCCACTTCTTTCATGCACGTAATGCGCTGGTTAGCATCTGCGGGTATCTTCACAATTTCTTCGCCATTAAAAACATCAAAAGCAATTAAACCATGAGCAACCTTGTACATCCAAACAACAGGGTGGTCTATTCCCTCGCTCATGCCAAGCTCATCAAGCTGCGCTATTAACGATCTTGATGTCTTGTTAGGAGTACCTTTTTGTTTTCCACTCCCTGGGGGTTTTGCTATTCCTTTTGGCCTTCCTCTTGTTCCGTTCGCCATTTTCTATCTTTGGTTATAGACTTTAATTTTGCAAGTGATACGTAATAACATTACACTTTCATTTTACAAGTTACTATATACCATGTATTTGCTGTTATTGCAATATCAACAGGCAATAAAAAACCCGGATTAACCGTGCTTATTTTAGTCGCTTGTTATAGCCTTATCTTTGTTGGGTCGCATGGCATGTATTCTAGCCATTGCCTTAAAATCTCCGAGATTGTTTCATCGCCTTCAAGGATATTGTTTACTGCCCATTCGTCTAGCTTCATTGAAAAATAATCCAACGTATGCAAATCATATTCATTCGCATCTAAAAACATCTTGCAGTTTACCCATAGCACAAACAATCCATGCGATTTGTCTATTTCTCCCTTTTTTGCAAACCTAACGGCTCTCTTATGACAAGATGACAATCTTTTGAATGACCTGTCCGGCTTATGAAATATCATCAGCGGTTACGATGCCAAAATTGCCACCACTTCTTGTCCATGTGGCATTCTTCAATAATCGGTTCATTTTGTGGATATTTCTTACTTTTAGTTGGGATGGCAGCACCCATAAAATAACAGTAAGTCGAATAATAAACATTAATGCCTCCATAGCCGTTGTCTAGTATTTCTTGTGGATGCCTGTTTAACTCGACTGATAGCCTTAATAGCTCATCTATGCTTAAGATAATTTCAGACACTTCCTTATTGTTCTCTTTTGATGTATCTGCAATGATGTCATCAATCTTTTGTTTTATTGACCTTTCTCTCGTTATTATATTCATTTTCAACCACTAATCGTTAACAGTGTCTATAACAACCCATTTATGATCCATGTTGTATGGTCTCCACTCCCTTATTCCGGTTAAGTGCTCTATTTGTACGCATCCCTTATTTTCAGAATACTTTAACTTTTTAACTTGAAACAATAAAGTTGAAGTCGGTTGACGAATATCTGATGGTATTTCAGAACAAATTATTGATTTCCCTAATTCTACTTCGCTAAATTTCATAATATCCCTAAATAAGTTATAGCAAATCCAATTCGATTAATGTTTTGTTTCCTGCATCATCAACAATGATGCGTTCAAATTTTTCGATGCAATGCTCATCTGCTATAAAACCCTTAATATCATAATCATCAAGCCTTACCCATTCTTTACGCGGCCTGTCCATTACAGTGCCGGTATACCAACATTCGTCGCCATGCAATTTAACCCTTACTCTTTCTCCCATTTTCATTTCATCTTTCATTTCAAATCCTCATTGAATTGATACAGCATCATATTGTTGCAAGGTGTAATTGCAGTTCCATGACCTGTATCCACGGCAATTATTGTTAGCCATTGCACGTTAGGCTTTTTGTTATTCTGGCATCTCCAGAAAATGCGTTACATCATCTTCAAATTCTGCTCCGTCAAATACCCTTGTCACCCAATATCCTTTTGGATATGCTTTAGTTAAACATGGGTATAACCCCTTTTTGCCAGGAATCCTTTCGGTTACAGGTATCCATCTAGGCTTTGCTTGTTCTGTGGCTGCGTTCCATGATTTTCGTGATAAAAATAATTCTGCTTTTGTTAACGGAGGCATATACTTTTCAGACCATTCTTCAAATGTTTTCATTTATCTACCATAGATTTCAATAATTTAATGTCTTCGTCGGAAAGCCCAAGCTGTTTCGCTTTCTCTACTGCTTGTTTTTTCAGTATTCCTATAAGTTCGTCCATATCAATTAACCAAATAATCAGTCCAAGAATCGCCTCCAGTAAACATGTTACCTGAGCACCTAGAGAAGCCATGCCTACCGTCAGGGCTTTCGGCAAACGCAATCCTATGCTTAATTATGCCTACGCCTGGGGCTAACCATAGCTCAATTGCTATCGAATTATAGCCTTTCATTGGTATATAAGGAACATATCCGGCACTTAACACTGGCGCGTTCCAGCACCTAACTACCTTCTTCGCTGCTGTTGCCGTGCCGTGGTACATGACCATATGGGCGACATTTTGATAAGTTTGCTTGTTGCCGGCCTCAAGCGTAAAGCTTGGCAATAACTCAACTAACCGCGTACGGCTATAAGCCCGTAAATCTCCATGATTGCCATTAACGTATACGTCCATTACTTTTGTTTTAAAGTTGTAATCTATACCGCCTGGAGCAGACCAATACAATCCAGTGTAACCTCCAGATTTATAGGTTGTCTGTCCGCCCTCCTTAACACCGCCAAGCTCGATAACGCTCCGGTTTGTACCGAAAAATAATGGCTGAGTCACAACGTGCTGATAAGCACCTCCCACATTGTATGCTTTTGCCCACGACCCAACAGTGCCCTTTTTTTTAAATGGAAATTTCTTTCGCATATCAGGGTTGTTTTTCGTAAAGCTGAACCTTGCAGTCAGTCCACCTTGTGCATTTGCATAATAATTAACCCTGTTATCGGGGAAATAATCTTGAAGGTTTACGGCCTGAGCTGATGCTGAAAATAGCATTAATATAATAAGTAAATTTTTCATAACCCCAACCACCACCCAGCAAATGAGCATGACATAACTGTTATGACGATAACCCAGCATGCAAATAAAGCTTTTTCGCTATCAACCGTATTGCTGTCATATTTCCGTCTAGCACTTACCCTTGATTTATAGTCTTTCATTGTGTTCACAGATGTTTTTCGAATTTACATATTGAACATGCCAGCCACCTTTTCCATTTTCAAACAAGCACGGCTTATATTCAGCCCTTTTGATTATTTTTTGATTGTGTTGACCTATAACACGTGAATAGCTTATTTTTTTCATTTTAATTCCCATTTTGCTGTTTAAATTTATCTACCGTTATACGGATTTTCTTTGCTGAATACGCCGATAACTTGCGGATTATTCCGCCTTACCAATCCTACGCTGTATGCCGTATTAGCAAACCCAACATTGACATAATCACGCTTACCGCAATTTGTAATAATCAAAGGGCTTTCCAGTGACGTTATTTTTACGCGCTTCTTAGCGTCTTGCTTTGTCATTATGCTCATTGTTCTAATCCTTTTATCCAATAATCCAAAACCGATTGCAATTTTTCAACTCCTTTTTGTTCGGTTTCAAAATTACCCACAAACTCTTTTATCCCAGGCAACCTGCAATGAGCCTTATATTTTAAATCCTCACCATTGTCGCCTTTTGGATTTCCCGAAGAATTCCATACAACAGAGCCAATTTTCCATTTACCGCACCTAACTTCAACTCCATTAGAGTATTTTAAAGTTAATTTTTCTACTTTAATCTTCATTGCTCCACCCCTACTAATCCATCCTCGCTGTAAGTTGCAACCTCTCCTATCAAAATCATGATTGCATGTGTATCGGATTCAATTGTCGTCGTCAATTTATCACCTGACGCTGGATAAATTTTAAATTCATAACAGCAACTTGGATATTGATAATACGTTCCAACGTCTGTTATTGATGCCTTTAATAGCTCAATATCTGTTGTAAAATATGCTTTCATGCCACCTCTCCGTAATTACGTACAAACTCACCGTGCTGCTTAACCGCCCTTTCCAAAGCCTTTTCTTTGCTTTTGTCGGCAATCACCGTTGCAGATCTCCCTATGTTTACTATCCACATTCCTTTATGGAATCTTTCAGTGGTTTGGTTTTTGTATGGGTTATTCATATATAATCAACATTTACCTGCGAAAATATAACCATTTTTGCATATAAATTCTTTTGCTTCTTTTAAAGTTAAAATATCTATTGCCAATACTTTTCCAGAATTTAAATGCTGAATTGAATAAGTTTTTAACCTACCTTTCATAACTTTTTTTATTATCATTAGTTTCATTTCATTCTCCAAATCAGTTTCTTGTTAACTTGGGATCTATTATATACAAATCGCGCACGATGTCAATAGGCAAATAGAAATAATTATTTTTTTGTTAACTCAGCAACAAAATCATCATACTCAATTTCTTTTCCAACAGGTATCCATGATCGCTTAAGTTTTAGATTGTTTCTAAGTTTTCTTGCGCGGTAGTCACGGTCTATTTCTGCTTTTGTCTTGTTTCTTTTGATTGTCATTTGATATGCGCACCCAGGTTGGAAATTGATTGTTAAATTTTTAAATGATCCATCGTATTCGATAGATTCTCCTTCTTTTAGGGTTCTTGTGTCAATATTCATTTTAAATATTCCTGTGTAATTTTTACGGCCTGTTCCCAGCCTTTGCACATTTCAACCCTGTATCCTTCGCTTTCAAGTTTTACCTTTATGGCTTCCTGGCTCTCTGTCATGCGTCCATTTTCTGTTTTCATCTCGATAAAAAGACCGTGATATACGCCGTTTGCGCTTGCTATCATAATGTCAGGTATCCCTGGCTTTACCCCCTCTCGTTTCAACATTGCCCCCGTTATTGCGCACCTGTTTCCGCCATTTGGTATGGCAAAGGCCAATATATTTGGATGTGCGTAACGTATCCAGTTAAAATAATGGCACTGATGTACATGCTCGCTTACTTTCGGGATATATTTTAGCCTTACTTTGTATTTAGCAGTGGTTTCTGTCATACCATATCCATTATGTCTTGTTGTGCCGTTCCGCGCTTAAACCTTTCTACGCTGGCGCTAAAGTAATCCTCATCCAACTCAACGCCAACGAATGTACATCCAAAGTAATGCGCCGATATTGCTGATGACGCAGAGCCTAAATGCGTATCAAGTATCGTTTGCCCTGGTTTGGCGTAGTTGTGTAGTAGCCAATCGTATAGCTTTACTGGTTTTTGGGTTGGGTGTACGCGATTTAAGTCAGTCGGATTTTTTTTGTACATACGAGCAGATTTATCAAATGATGTCCACGCCATCTCACAATCAGCAAAACTTCTGTTATACATCATTTCGCCTTTATCCCAAATCAAAAAACATCTTGTTGGAGGCAAATTAAAATAGTTACCACCCCATATAATTTGATTTTTGCTTACCAATTTTAGTTTGGAATCCGCTTTCAAACTGACCGCCTCGCTCCAAGCGAAAGCTAACAGTTAAAGTGGTACGAGTTTCACGTCAATTTGATAAAATCATCACTATTTAACCCCACTGATTTACGATAGCCTGAGCGATACCTAAATAAGTTTTACTTCTATCTCTTTTTCTAGTTGGAGATGGTGGCATCTTCCAAACCCTCTGTTCTCTGCCGGACACTTCGTTAGTTGGTGTTAATGGCTTAAGATTATGAAGTGCAAACCCTGTTTTTTTAGTCTCACCATGTCCGTGCTCATAAGGCTGTATATAGTGAGCGTCCAAATGACTAAAAATAACACTTAACGGGTTCTCAAGAGCAGCCCTGTCGCTATGTTTCTTCGCTAATTCCCATAAATTGAGTGTCCATTCTATTGCCTTCAACCTCTGATCATGTTTTGGCATTTTTTTACCGTACCAGCGATTACCGCAGACTGCCATTGCTGTACAGTCAGGATGCAGTATTATCAAATCCCATTGCCTGGTAGGTATAACCGACATAATATCTTCTTGGTAATGCCAGTCAGGGTTGCCCCGTGTAGGTTCAATATCACATGAATAAGCCTCATATCCTGCATCACGAAATGCCTTACAAATTGTTTGGCTTTCTTCACAACCGATTAAAATAGGTTTCAAGTTTTTATGCTTCATAATATTCTTTTGTTATATATCCAAAATAAAAATCAACATCAAAAGCAGAAAGCGGATGCTGATTAAATCGGCCCTCGCGCTCAGTGCTAAGAAAAGCGTACGCACTTCACTGGGGGGTCGCGTTCATCCATGAACGCTTCTCAGCAAAGTATTGCTGGGTTGGTACGGCATCGTCCCAGTTTCTTTTACAAGGTCTTATTGTTTTTCTGCTTCCCATATTCATAGCATTAACGCCAATCCCATAAGGCGGGTCAACGCAAGCCAAATCTGCCCACTTGTCCACAAGTACCGCCATCACATCCATACAATCTGCATTGATAAGCAAAATATTCCCTTTGCGGTAGTTTTTAGGGAATAATGATTGCAGCTTATCTAGCATTAGCTTGGGATTCCATTTATCCAATCAAATTCCTGTTTTGCCTGCAAATAAAGCTCATGCCCCCAAAGTTCTTCTAGTGCTTTCTCTAAGTAATACTGCTTATGATGCGCCCCATCAACACCAAGCCCATTAATCAGATTAACAGCAACAGATTTTAATTTTTCGTGCAATTCGTCATCTGACAACATGACTATGTTTTTATGTCGGTTATCTAGCATCTTTCATCCACTCCATAACCTGCCTACGCGCTTCATTGTCGCTAACGCCATTGCAGCAAACTATACCTACCTTTTCGACAAACATTTCCTTTTGTGCCAGCGTTGCGTTAGGTATTTTTGATAATAGGTATTTTATGTCCTCAATTGCTTTCATTGCTGCCCCTAATATCTTCCAACCATGTATTAACATCCTGTACACCTGCCCAGGCCTTCGTTCCCTTTTCTACCATAAGATTGAACTCATTTTCATCATAGCTGGGTTCATTTATTACCACCGCTTTATTCTTCTTGCACCAATCCCGCCATGTTTTTATACAGCAATATTTTTTATATTGGTATTTATGTTCTTCTACATAATAGACAATATCTCCACTGTTGTTTCTAACAACAACCCTTGTTTTACCATTACCGTATACTACATCACCTGGTTTTGGTTCTATAAGTGGATCGTGCATTTTCATTCCTGTCAGCAAAACTGTTTAGTTTATTATCAAGCAATTTATTCATTATCTTCGCCAGAGCCAGAGCCATCGCCATCGCCATCGCCAGAGCCAGAGCCATAGCCATCGCCATAGCCATAGCCAGAGCCATCGCCAGAGCCATCGCCAGAGCCAGAGCCAGAGCCAGAGCCAGAGCCATAGCCAGAGCCATAGCCATAGCCATAGCCAGAGCCAGAGCCATCGCCATCGCCATAGCCATAGCCAGAGCCAGAGCCATCGCCATCGCCAGAGCCGATAATTACTCCTTTGCTTGAGAACATATAGACTCCTGAGATTCTTTAGTGCATGGAATACATTCTATCATTTCAGATAGGTATAATTCAGGATTGCAAGAGTCTATCTTTTGACCACTTTCAAGCTTCCCATTAGCCACCCCTGACAATGCAATACCAGTTCCTTTCCATGACCATAGCCTATAGCTATCTTTTAGCAATACTTTTTTGTCTTGTATTGCTGTTACAGTTCCGGCATGTACTCCAGCCGAATAAGTTCGGATAATGCAAAACTTACCGATCATAGCTTGTTCAATGCCTTTCTGTTCATTTTTTTGAAATGAATTGATCGACAATGCGTTTATTTCTTTTATTTGCCCTAATGTTAAATCGTCAATGTTCATAAATCCTCTGTTAAATTTTATTCAAAAAAAAAGCCTTTTGTAGACATCTTACCCGGCTAGAGGTTGGATTTTACTCCGATGTCTACAAAAAGCTCTTCCGCACTAGCCTACGGTGTTTTTATGTTAGTCGTTTTTTGATCTCTTGTCAACTACCTTAATTAACCCTTCTTTTAGCCATATTTCTTGGGTTCTTTGCATTGCTTGTAAATGATACAAATCCCTTGTTAGCCTAGACAACCCCATCCGCACATATCCACCATCAAGAGTTTCGTGACATGAGCTACATGCAAAACATCCGAACAAGTCATTTTGCTTCATTCCCATGCCGCCCCCATTAAGATGCGCCAGCACAGTAGTTTCTGGATTATGATTGCAAATGCCATGAATCCTAACTGTACATTCCCTGCCCTTAGCGGATTTACGTAAAATTGACATCAATAACCTCTATAAATTGCAATAAAGTACAGCCCTACCGACAAATACACGCCGTTTCCATCGTGCCATATCGGAGTCCAGAAATATAGCCAAAACCTTTTAGGCATAATCCTATACCCCCATCTTGCATTGTTTTTTAAACGCATAGCACAAATGCCTTTTTTTATGCTTTTAAGGTCAACCCAAAAATCATGCATTACTCAATAACCTCAATCGTCAACCTTACTTTTTTGTACAGAGGTATTTCCATTGACATCATGTCGCTTACAGTAAACCCGGTTACATGAATTGCCATCTCAGGACGCACATCAATAGCTAGCCCACGTCTATAATCCGTTAAATCTCCAGCCTCGACCAATTTTCCTTCAAATTCAATTTTTTTCATCACAAGTCCCATTATATCTATCATGCTCATACCTAGAGCAACAAACAATTTTAACCCCATCACTGCACGTCTTTATAACAGGCATTAAATCAAACATTAATGCACTGCAATCGTTTTTTATAAGTTTACAAGAATTGCACATGCTTCCTTTGGGCTGATGTGATCTGCGTTCTATTTTATTCATTATTCCGCCTTGTCGTTATATTCGCGCTCGTAGTTTTTCACGTCAAATTTCATAAGCAATTGCTTAAGCTCTGCTATCTCTTCAACTTTTAGGCAAAAATCATCATAAAGCCTATTGGTTCTTTCCTCCAGAATCTTTATATGCGCTTCCTGTTGCTCAATCTCCTTGTCCTTAGCGTCTAGCTTTGATTGCTGATGTTTAAAAGCCGCTTCAACGTCAAAAATCGAATAGTTTTTAGTGAATAGTATTTCACTGAAATATCCTTCTCTGTCAGTTAACCATTGTTCAAATTCTTCATTCATTTATTAAACCTCAATCTTAACTATTTTATCTATTTCTGACGCATAATTTTCTCCAGAAACATATTCCCCATTAACTTCCTCTGGGAAAAAACAATCTATCTTTTTGTTTTTGTATTCCGCTTTATAACACCATCCAAATCCAGATATCCTGTGAACTCCAATAAATGATAATTCCTTAAAAAGCCCGTCATAATCAATCGATGGAACTTGCCTTATCCTGTAAAACAAAATATCTAAGTCCTTCCTTTCGCCGTATTTGTACAAACAACCCCCAGTTAATGCTACATGACATCCGTATAACGGACATATTTTTTCGATTTCTGCACATAATTCAATTGCTTCTTTTTGATTCCACATCACGAAAACCCTATAACCATCATTACAACATCGTCCAGATCGTCTTTTGTGTAGCCAGTTATGACTTTATGCACAATAAACGTTATGGCATCTTGATACAGCCTACCGAAAATATCCTCATTCATTTTTGCAAAGCTTATGCTTTTAGCCTTAACGCGCAAATTTCCGTCAAAATCCCAATATTGTTCGTAATACCCTGCCCCTATCGTTACCTGCTCACGGAAATTCTCAAAGCTCATCATCCGGCCTTCGGGCTGCTCGTAAAGCTTGTATGACTCTTGCAGCAAAACAATAAACTTTTGAAGGAATTTGTAGTTTCTCGGTTTTTTAAACTCAAACCGATAGACTTCGCCATTTTTCAAACCGACAAGGCTTGATTGTGGCTCTATCTTTAGGTAATCGTTAAAGCGTTTTGCGTATATTTCAGCCAAAGATAGACTCTTCGATTAAATTATCAATAACACTTAGTGGCACTAAATAACCAATTTCTTTAAGCTTAATTAAAGTATTTGCACATTCCAATGGGCTATTATCGATGATGGTTTCGCCGTCATTCGGAAGCCCTATTGTTTTGTACGGGATAATCCTTTCAATCCGCCCATGCACCCATTTATGCCAAAACATCCATAACCTAAGATATGACAAAGTCGCACATTTATGTAATTTTGTCTTATAAATAACTTTTTTTGATTCAGTGCAATATTTTATCTGACCGAACGATTTTAACGGCAGGTCAGGAACTCCACGGAAAACCTTCCTACGACCTGCTATATGCGTATACCATCCACCTGCTGCATTCTCATAAACATACACGTCACATTGACCGTTATTTGATGACCATCTGCAATAGCTCATTTAATTACTCCGTAAAATTTTAATAGCATTTAAAGCTCCAAATTTCGCGTTTAAGCGATGTTGTTAAAATTACCCGCTATATCCGGTCGTCTTTTTCATTTTTAAGCCGCATTGGTTAAATTTAGCGGCTTATTTTTGATCCCTATCTCCAATCTACAATCAATTTGCCGTCAACTTCCACCGATACCGCTTTCAACTTCTTAACTTCTCCTACATCGTCACCAAAAACCTTCGCCATTTCAATAATAAATTTAGCTGTGTCAGGCGCTTGTTCTTGTAAGTTTTTCCATTGTTCGCGTTTTACCTGCATCGATTCTTTTTTTTGCCGCTTAAAAGCGTCCTCAAGCTCTTCGTAATGCACTTGTCATCCTTGCAACCTGGATCATTGCTGATTTTTTATATTTTTGTTTATCTTCTTCCGACATCTGGTTAAATCTGTAGCTTTCCCTTGCGATTATTTTAAAATTTTCCATCTCATCACCGCGCCACCAAATTGGGGTTTCTTGCTTCCTTGCTTTGACGATATATTCCTGGTCATCTTTTCCCATCTTTGAAAAAATCAAGGCACAATTAACAAGGCGGTCAACGTACGGCCAAACTATCCTGTCGCCAACAAATCGTCTACCTTCGTTACCGGCTGGCTGCTCAAGCAAAAATTGATAAAACAACAATGGAAGCTCGCCGGACATTACTGGCAATTGCTTGTTAAATTCTTTGTGCCGTTTTTCGTGGTATGTGGAGATGTACATTGGAATAGATATGTCTAAGCTTGGTAGTGGCTTTTGTATATCACCGTGCTTGCTTTCTTGCTTCATGGTATTTTCTCTCTGTGATGTTTATGTAATTCGTTTTATTGGTAATCCACTCTAACGATCCCTTAAATTGTTTATGCCCGTTTATAGGAGGAACTTTCCCCATCAAGAATGGACTAGCCCTGATAAATCCAAAATATTTTTCCCAGTCCGCTAAAGTTGGCAATTCTTCCTGATCTTCCCATAACGACTTAAGCTGATTTTTCCTTTTTTCAGTCCAGCAATAAAGCTGGGTGAGTTCAGGCAATATTGTTTCGTAAAGTTTCAATATTTCTTCGTATGGCGTTGTATCTTGTTTTTTTTGTCGTGATTTTTTATTGAAATTCACAATATCTACGTTAGTAGATATATCTCTTTCTTTACATTCTTTAAGTTCTTTACTTTCTTTTATCTGGTTGCTCTGTGGTTGCTCTGTGGTTGCTCTGTGGTTGATTAGTGGTTGATTAGTGGTTGGTAAGTCCTGATATTTGCTGTAATTACATATAGTTAGTATGGTTATTTTGTGGTTAGATTTTTGTGCGAAATCTCGCAAAATCATTCCATCTTTTTCTAAGTGGTTTAAAAAAGTTCTCAATGTTTGTCTTGATATTTTCCATTTTTCCGCTATGTTTTCTTGAGATAAAATCATCTGGCCTTTACCTATTGTTACAACATTTCCGCCTACTAAAATTTTAGATTCTTCAAAATTAGCCATCATAAGCAAACGTATCCAACGCTTAAATACTTCTGAATCTTTAAAAATCCAATGATCTTCAATGTCACGGTGCAACTTAATCCAGCCTGACATTTTTAATTTCCGCGTAATTTTTCTTCTTTCTTCATCCTGTCAATACGCTGCTTAACCGCTTCTACAACAAAACCAGACAAAGACCTGTTATCTATTACGGCGTATTTTTTTGCATCCTCTTTAACTTCAAAAGGTATTCTTAAATGCACTTGTTCATCACGTATCATTGTTTATCCAGTGTAATTTTTGTGCTACATTAAACTAAAATTATTAACTTGTTAAATTAAATTTAATGCAAAAAATCAGTATAAAAATAAGTCTTCGCTATTCGCGAATTGAGAATACTAAAAAAAGACCGCCGAAGCGGTCAAAGAGGAGGTCACGCGAAAAACTTTTAATCTGGATTTGTGGAATTTTCTATATTATCCACAACTTTTTTTATTGATGATGAGGTATATGGCTCATCTCTATCAGTCAGTATTCCGCCCATTGTAACAACATCGGCTGCAATAGATAACGGAGTTTCAATAATAACACCGACAACTGCCTTAGTTAAATTTCCTAACATTCCGAACATTTTTTTCTCCTACAGTTAAAATTAACATAGCATCCTGGACGTTACCCAAGGTATCTATTAGATGCTGGCTTATACTTGCACATCCATGTAGCCCATAAAGGTTATGGTATTATCCTTCGCCGCACATGAACGCTGACACCGCGAATCCGCAATATCTTACATGCTTATGCTATGTTAATTTCTCAAAAACCTTTTTGCAACATTGGCTATTGCCTTTCTGTTTATTTCAGGCGTTAATGAGTCGCCTTTCAAATATTGCGAAAGATCATTAATCCTTCTTACCGACAAGGTTTTTTTGTGCCCAAGAGATTTTAGCTCTTGATTGACCAATACTGATATAGCCCTACAAGTAAAAATGACCCTTAGTTGCTTTAAATATTCTCTTGTTTTTTCCATGTGCTTAAATTAACACAATTAGGAATTGGATGCAATAAATAATTTCTTTGTCTTGGCTATAAATTATCGCTAGACAATGGCTATTTTTTCTGATAAGCTAACCATAAATTTTAACAAACGAGGCCACAAATGAGCATTGAAAAATTAAAAGAACTGAAAAGGACAAAATATCCTTTTGGTGAAAATTCTTATGTTGATAATGTTTTAGATGCCCTTCTTAACTCAACAATTGACCTTCTTGAGCGAGAAAAAGATAGGCAAGCAGACAAGTATTGTGAAGAAAACTTAGTTAAAAAATGGAGTCCATTGTCGAAAGGCTTTTATCATAGAACCAACAACATAGTGGTTAAATTTGATGAGGATGATTTTTCAGACGATGGGAGGTTTACGATTGATATGGGATGGGTTTGCAAAACAGAAAAACAAGCGGAAGAAAAGCACAAGCAACTACGCGCATATTCCAGGCTTCAATCTCTTGTTATGGAGTATGGGGATTATAAGTTTATTGAAGGGGATATTAATTTTTATCCTATGTGTAAAGCAAATAAATGGTCAGTAGCTTATACGAGACACTATTCTCCTGTAGAAATTTTTCACACGCAAGAAGTAATAGAAGATGTTTGTCGAAGGCTTAACAATGGCGAGGCTGAGTTGTGATATTCAAACGTAAACAATGGTGTGAAGCGCATAGTGAACTTCAACACGAGTATTATGCACTTGGAGTTTATCAAAGGGAATTGGCTCGCAATCCTGGGAACGAAAAAGCTGCACAATATTTAAGATGCGCGGAAGAAAGGATTAAAAGGCTGAAAAATATTATTTCTAATGAAAATGAGGATTGTTTGTGACAGATTATCCAAAATTCGACCATCCAAACATGCATAACTTTAGGTGCAGGGTATGCAATACAAGTGCAGACCAACCGATTTATTTAATACCTGTTCCTGGGTCTGAGGTTGACGGAATATCAAGGGCTGAGCAAATTCACACCGAATGTTTCGAGTTATTTTTAAAAATGTTTGCCATAGAGAAAGAGGTTGGGTTATGAAAATGTTTGTTTGTGTTTATAAGACAACCTATGGGTCTAATATTATTTCTTCTTCTGAAACTAAAGAAGAATGTGAATACTATGAAAACGAAGGGTATGTTCGTATAACTGATTGGGTTGAAGTTGATTTTCCAGAAAGATCGGAAGGCGAAATTATATCGTCACAAGTCAATGCAATCGATACGTTGATCGAGAAAACAAAGGAAGAATTCAGCCAAAAAATTGGCAAACTTAACCAGAAAAAACAAGAATTGTTGGCTTTGACGCATGAGGTTGAAAGTGAGTGATTTAAACATTTACCAGCGCATAAACAAAATTATGCAATCAGTAGATTATGTTAAAAAAGATACAACAATAAAAATGTATAAGGATGATAAGGGCTATGGTGCGGTAACGCACGATCAAGTTGTTAGCGTTTGCAGAAAGAAATTAGTTGAGAATGGGGTTATTATTTATCCTGAACAGATTGGCGAAAGCACTATATCAATCGTATTAGGTAAAGATGGGAATCCAACAAATATGCTGAGATTTGCCGTTGTTTACAATATCAATTTTGTTAACATGGACAATCCAGAAGATAGGATTATTTGCAGAATAGAAGCCCATGCAAATGATAATGGCGATAAAGCACCAGGTAAGGCGGTAACATACGCCACAAAGACGGCAATACTTAAAGTGCTTTGCTTGGAGACAGGAGAAAACGACGAAGCCAGAACGCAGCCAGGAGATATTTCAACCGAACTAGAGGAAATACAAGCCATAACAGATATTGATAGCTTAAAAACGATTTTTGCCACCTTCTGGAAGCGTTACGATGGAAAGAAAGACGTGCAAAAAGAAATTGTTGATGCCTACGAATCAAGGAAACGGGAGTTAAATAATGTCAAATGAATTGCAAAAAACCGATGAATGGTTTTCTGACCGTCTTGGTTGCGTAACCGCGTCTCGTGTTTCATGCGTAATGGCTAAAACAAAAACAGGTGAATCCGCAAGCCGTAAAAATTATATGATGCAGTTGCTTTGTGAGCGGCTAACAGGCAAGCGAGAAGAAAGCTTTACTAGTTCTGCAATGCAAAGGGGAGTCGATTTAGAGCCTGTAGCTCGTGTTATGTTTGAAATGGGAAGCAACATAAGTGTTATTGAAAGTGGATTTATTAAGCATCCGAATGGGCTTATGATCGGTGCATCTCCAGATGGTCTTTGTGATGATGATGCAATACTTGAAATTAAATGCCCAAATACCGCCCAATACGTCGATTTTTTGTTATCTAAGAAGATACCAAGAGATTATGAGTTGCAAATGCGTCTACAAATGGCTTGTGCAAACGCAGATCACGCATGGTTTGTTATGTATGACGACCGTATGCCAAGTTACTTACAGTTAACTAGCAAAAGACTTGATAGGGACATTGAAGAAGAAAAAATAATGATGGAAGAAATAATTAGGTTTTTGGAAGAACTTGATGAATTGGAAATAAAAGTAAGACAAATTCAGGATCAACAATGAGATGTAAGGAAATTGATGATCTAAAAAAACAAGGGTATATGTCGTCACAGCAATTGCTGCTGTATTTCGGGAAGGAAAACTTAACAGGGCAGGGAAGGATAAACATAATAAACAAATGGCCTGAACACAGCCTTATAGTTAGTAACGTAAGGTTATGGTCTCCAAGCAAGGTTAACCAGATAATAAAAGAATCAGGTGGAGGGTCGATATTAAAGCTTAATCCAATGGCGTTAAATTTTATAAAAGGGCATTATTTGCCAAAAGGATATAAATTTAGGAAACCGAACAATAAGGCATTTCTGTAATCGAGGATTGGTTATAGCATACTTCATATCTAGCCCAGTGGATACATGCCGAATAGACTGGACGACTTTAACATTAGGTGATTAAATGAAAATACTATTTATCTGCTTGTGGCTGTTCACGCTTTCAATTGTAAATATTGTGGTTGAAAGCATGTTTTTTCCATTTGTCGTTATATGGCTTTTTAGTTTTTGGTGGATTACTAGAAAGACGACAAGTTTATTTTTAAAGTGATTATTATGGATAATAAACTAAAAGAGGCCGGACTTGAGTTGCGAGAAATGGAATCTAAAATGCGTGCTCTTAGCAATAACTTATACCATGTTTTAGATTCATCTCAATACTCAACATTTATTAGCTGCGCAATCCTCATTGAAGCATTAGTATATATGATTCAAGACAAAAAAGGCGACTAGTTTATTTTTAAAATAATTATTGATGCTGCGTTGTGGTAAGTGAACACAATATAAAGATAATATTCCGCAAGAATATTTGATATAAAAGACAAATAATTTAATCGGTAAAATACCCTCGCAATGGGAAAGTATTGGTTCAAATCCAATTTTGTTGAAAGCTAGATTAACGACCTAGCCAGCATCACTAATTATTTAACTAGATAGACCTATTTTGCCAAGGTCGTTATATGTAAGTTGGCATATAAGAGGATGAGACAATGTAAACTTAATACATAACTGAAAAAAATATAATACTAAGCATTACGCCACATTAGGCTGACACTGGGAAAGACTAGGCTTAATTATTGATGATGCATTAATTAATTTAAACTGGAGAATAACGTGAAATATTTTTACTTACTTTTAGCGGTATCTTTTAACGTATTTGCTACAGATGATTATCATCACGGCAATAATACAATGATAGGAGTTAGCTCAGAGGCTTCTGCAAGCGCGAAATCCACGGCGGTAGGTGTTGGCATAGGTGTGGGAGGAAACGCCGTAGGAATTGGCGGTAATGCGGCCGGCGGGCATGGTGGTAATTCAAGCGTCAATGTCAGCAACCAAAGGCAATGGCCTAACTCTTTTGTTTCCGGCTATGCGGGATTTTCACAGTACAATTGCGCCAACGCATTTGGAGTGTCCGGTGGGTATGGATCTCTGTTAATCCCTTGGGAGTCTGGAGATTGCAAGATATTCTTGCTTGCCGACAAAATGTTTGCTGTAGGCCAGGACGTGGCGGCTTGCTATCTGCTTAAACAAATCTCTAAGTTCGAGGATATGTTGAAAGAAACTGGGTTCACTTGCATTGAAATGTTCGGCCGTCGTGTTGAAGTTGTACAGGATCACTCTTGGCTGGATGAATTCAACAAGAAATATCCGCCTTTAAGAAAACATAGGAGATAATCAATGAGTGCCGTAAATTGCTGGAGAATTGTTTTAGGATTGACCGTATTATTTTGGGTTGTCGTATGGTTAATGTTATGAAAACATTGGGAGGTAAACTACAATTAATTTGGGCAATACTTGTGCTGTCTGCATTTGTTGTCAAACTGTATTTTGACCATGTTTTTGAGGAAACAAAATGAGCTATGACAACAGGCGTGATGACGAATGGGACGAGGCGGAAAAGCCTTTAACTGAAAAAGAAGCGTTAGAGCAAAGGATTGTTGAGCTAGAAATGATAAATCAAGAGCTATTAGATCAAGTGTTTCATTTAGAAGCGCTATTGGAATATAGTGATGAATGAACTAAAATTAGTTTCAGTTAACGACCGAATGCCATTACATGACGGGTCGTATTTTTGCATTTTGGATGACGATAGTAAGGATGTTGTTGCTTTTGAAGATTGCGAATTTGATCCCGTCTATGATGAGTTTAATTTAGAATATCGATATGTTAATTATTGGGTCGATGGAATAAAATGAAACTTGTTAAATATTCTTGCTGGTGTCGAATGTGCGGGAAAACATTAAAACTACATATAGGGAATGCTTTTTTCCATAAAATTGACGGTGACAAAGCAATTATAGAAATTAAAGGTGGTGAGCTAAAATCAATAGATAGAGATTTGATAGAATTTTATAACAGCGAAGATATCCCAAAATGAACGACATTAAATGGATAATGGTTTTATTGGCTATAGCTGGGCTTTCTGTTCTTGCTTTCTTTATTTTAGTGCCTATTTTTATTTACCATGAGTGCTTTTTTCCGTGAATAATGATTTAATGTTATCTAGTAAAACCGATTTATGGTCAACGCCTCAAGATCTATTTGATAGATTGAATTCGGTTTATCATTTTAAAATAGATGTATGCGCAACGCATAATAACTCAAAATGCAGGTATTTTTATTCTCCAGAAGAAAACGGACTTATAAGGCCGTGGCGCGGTGTTTGCTGGATGAACCCGCCGTATGGAAGGGAAATAGGAAAATGGGTTAAAAAAGCCTATGAATCTTCGTTAGAAGGCGCGTTAGTAGTTTGCTTACTCCCATCCAGAACAGATACAAAATGGTGGCATGACTACGTCATGAAGGGAGACATTGATTTTATAAAGGGTAGGTTAAAATTTGGTAACTCTAAAAATTCAGCGCCTTTTCCGTCTGCTATTGTGGTTTTTAGGCCTAAATGAACAAGTTTAAAATAATAGTAGAATTGGAAAATGATATTCCAATAAATTTTATGGAATTATCAGAGTATATCCGTAAATATATATGGAATAAGAAAAAAGAAGAAATTATAAAACTGATGGAATCCAAAGGATTTACAGTTGTCGATTTAAAAATTGAAACAGTTTAAATTAGGCAATAAGGAGATATTAATGCTGCATGTAAATATCATTAATTTCTGTTGCAGTTAAAGACCTATTGTAACCTTGTACGCTGTCGATTTTCCCCTTGAACCTTTCCGCGCTTGGCATATTAGCTCCGATCAACAAGCTGCCCCATGATTGCTTAGTCGCATTTCCTGCGTATCGTGTGTTGGACGATGCAAGTACGCCATTTATGTACAGAGAATCTGTGCCGCTTACTTTGTCGTGGGTCATAAACAAGTGCATCCACTCGTTCGGGAACGCTTCATGGCAAATAGGCATAGTGGCGGGGTTACAGTTGACTGCATTATTGGTGTCGTCTGCAAGCAATGTCAGTTCAGACGGCGCATTATAAAAGCTGTTTCGTGCGTGCAATGCCCATGAATTGTTGTTTACACCGACAACCTTAGCAATGATGGTTTTTGCGTTCGTCATAGGTTCATCAGGGTTTATCCATGCACCCATGCTAAAACTCCCCGCAAAATCATTGCCGCCAGCCCACGGGCAAGTAATAATGTCGTTGCCGTCTAAATGCGCTGCCTGCCCTATTAATCCTGCAACAAAAGATGGGGAATAAGTAGTGTTAGCGATGCAATGGTTTAGGCTCGCCGTATCTGATAGATTACCTTCAAATTCATAGGCAAAGACTAAACCTGACGGATAAACAAAAGTTGACGTGGTTGGAACATTTTTTTGAAATACGACATCGACGAAATAGCTTGACGGTGTATCGCTGTCTGCCGGGAACGTACTGTTAAAGCTATACCTAAATACCCCGTTACCGGATGCTTCTGTATATGACGGAAGGTACAAGTATCCTGATATATAAGAAGCAGCAAAGGCATTAAGGGAATATCCATAGATACCTGATGGAGACCAATAACTAGCGACATAAGTATTATTTGCAAGCACGTCAACCGGTGTGGCAAAAGGGATTGATACCCATGCACCCGTAAAGCCGTCATCAGCTAACGTTGCAGTAGCCAGTAAATTTCCTGCCCCGTCCCACAGGCTTACTTTTCTGTCACCTACAATATTAGGCGGCACATACATTTTAATTGCAAGTATTTTACCATCGACAATAGGTTTAAACTTCATTCCAAGCTCAACGCTAACAGCATCGGTTGCAATATTTGGCGGCGCGTCGATATTAAATGCGCTGCTGGTATTAGCCGGGAAAGCATAAGTGCTGACAATGTTTGAGAAAGGAGAAACGACCGTCCTGTCTGCATTATAGGCTTTCAATGCATAGTAATAGCGCACCCCTTCCTGGACGTCATTAATAGTATAAGAAAGCGTGTTTCCGGCATCAACTAGCGCAACCAATGCATCAGGTGCAGTCCCATAATAAAGGTCATATCCGGCAACATCAGGGCTTGGTGATGCTATCCAGGTCAATTTGACTTGTGCGGCAGTTGCCGACAAAGAAAAGCAAAATAAAATTAGCGCGGCAAATCTCATAGTTAATTCCAGAAATTAAAGTTTAAACCAGACAGGTCATTGGTATTGTCAAAGTTGTTATTTGTTTGGGTTACGTTAGTACATTCGCCAGTATCGACAAAATTGCTTTTTGCACCGTATTTGTTAGTCCAGTCCATTGAATTGTTGTCAAATAAGATATTATAGCAATTCGGGTCATTGGTTGGAGGGGTTGCAGATGGCAATTGCAAGCTATTGGCGTACATTCCGATCCATGTCAGGTTTGATTGCATCATGCCATAAGCCTTGTTGCCGGTCACGTTGATGTCGTGCCCGCCGCCAATAGCTACAGCGGCTTGTCCTGGGTTTATTAAGATATTGTCGCGCACATCGACGTAAGAGCCTGGGGTTGATCCGTCACCGACTAGGATTCCTACACCGCTAGGGTCATTCCCGCCGTTTATTTTGTTGTTGGCTATCAGTAATGGACTTCCTGCAACCCCGCCGCTTTTGAAAAGGTTAATAATGTCCTTCGTGGTTGATAGCGTTGGTTGGTTAAGTACGTAATTACCTACAACCATATTCCCTGCGCTATTGATAGTATTAAATTGGATCATCTGTCCTATTGATCCTGACGCATGAAAATTTAAAAAATGGTTATCAAAAACCTTAATCCCAGAACTATTGATGCTTACGTTAATCCCTGCGGCTACATCTTCAAACCACGAGTCCTTAATTATGATATTGCTTGATGCCTGGACAATAAGCCCAATCCGACAATTTGTGAATTTTGACTTAATCACAGTTACGTTTGAACTGTTCTTTATGATTAAGCAATCGGTTGTAGGCGTGGCTGAATACTCTTGTGCATAAACAACCGTATTTGATGCGCCGTTGATAGTTACCGTGTCTGCCATAGCTGAGCATGACAATAAAAACAAAAACAGATATTTTGGCATTTTAACCTCTTTCTGCTTTGATTTTAGCCAGTATTTCTTCTCCGACAAATTCAGCCAATTCCAACAACCAAAATTCTTCAATGTAAGCATTGAGCGCTGCCGTATAAATGTCCGCATCTTCCGGTTCGCTTATTGCATTCGCTTCTAGCGCTTTTTCATTGGCCTTTGCGTAAGCCGCGTTATGTAATTCGAGTAATTTTTCCATATTTTCACCTATTGTTTAATTTTTCAAATTCCCCTGACGATGCTTTTATCAGGGACTGTGCAAAAGTTAAGCCAGATATAATGACTTTATCATGCTTGTGATGCTCTACCAGCTTATACCTGCCGTTCCTTCCACCTGCAGGCTTATCCATAGGAAGGAAGGTCATTCCTGCAAGTGTCGCCCTTATCCTGATGAATGAAAGCTGCTCTTTCTTCGTCCTAAGATGGGTTTTCATTATGGGTTGTAATGCATCAAGAACCCAATTATGCTTGCAATAACAGTTAGCGCAAACCATGCGCCAGTAAGCTTGTCCCTGCTCCTTTCAAGCTCGTTTACCCGCTTCTCCAGGGATGAGTCGGACTGTTTTAGCATTTCAGAAATCATGTGTATGTCTTGTTTTATTTGGTTTAACATAATTCCAATATTTAAGGCTTGAGTTTCTACAACGGCAACCCGTTCGCCAATTGACCTATCTTCTGACCGGCGTTCGCTCATCATTTTACCCCACATCCATTGTTGACGTATTCAAGCAATTCGTTTTTTTCTACTGCTGCTTTGTTGGCTCGTAAGGTTTCCCATCCAAGAAATCCCTCAAATTCTGTTGAAAATTCGGTTCTGTCGGCTTCATTTGCTGTATTGATAGTGGTATTATCGGCTTTTGGCACTGCACCTTTATTTCTCGGACAAGCTCTTGCCGCTGACAAGCGGTGGGCAGTAAGCTCAGCATGATAAGCATTAATGGCGTTAATTTCTGATTCATTTTTTTTGTCCAGTTTTGCGTTTAGTTCGCTTGCCTTAGCTATTGCTGCATCAATGATAGCTTGGTCTGTTTTTGCGGATAGCTCAGCTTTGGCATTGGCACGGTCGATACTTGCATGTAAAGACACTATTTCAGACTTATCTATGCTATGCGCCGTCCAATAGCCTGAGACAAACCCAACCGCCACCAATGCGGCCATTATGTAAGGCATTATCAGTCCTTGCTTACTATACCCAACAGCCCTGCAACAAAGCCATATAGTACGACAAGGGAAGCCATATCCTTGCCCAACCACCACCCAACAATGCCGACAATAGAAAATACGACCTTCACTAATCCAGATTGTGTGCTGTATTGCTTTAAATTCATGCTATACCCCCAAAGAAAACTAAATAAAGTTAACCAAATTTTTGCCAATATCCTACAAGTTACGCATTCGATCATAATTTCCTATATACGCTTACGAATCCAGTTACATTATTTATAAAATCAAGAGTGCCAAGGCTAGTGATAGGAGTTGTCGTGTCCACATCATAGCTTGATACAGTACCGGCATATCGTACCGATCCTGCATCGCTACCAATAAATTTTGAAGTGAAATTTTTTGAATTCGTATCCGTTTCAATATCTATTTTTGCTCTTGTAATGGATGTAACATTGCTGATTGCAACATAAGCATTGCCCTGTATTAAATCCTCATGAGCACCGCCTTTTGACGTATCAAAAACGCTTACAACAGATGCAGGATTGGCATTATTAGGTTTATATTTGCTAACAGCTTGAGTTGATGATGTTGCGTTAAATCTCATGTTAACTATATATTCTTGATTATTCCCTGTAGCGATCCTTAGCAATAAAGATGATGCTGCCGTAACTGTATAAATTGCGCTTTGCCCTATCTCCAGCGTTACATCTGCCCCGCCATATCCTGTCAAATCCCTTACTGGAGGTATTCCCTCGAAAATACTGCTGTTTTGATAACTTATCAACCCAACATCGACAGCCGAAATACCGGCATCTAGCGAACCTGAATCAAGTATGACTGTAACTGTTGTAACAGTGCTAAAGACCGATGACAATATGTACCCATACCGCAATTGACCGCTGCTTATAGTAGCCTTAATGCGCCTTTTAACGCTATATGTTGCCGTTTGGTCGCCTGTGACAGAAAAAGAAGTTGCGCTAATGAATGTTGGCGCCAACCCTGTAGCAGACCATTCGCTGGCAACCGGAACTGAACTTGTCGAGCCTGTCACGTCCTCATACGTCCTTAATGTTGAACTTAACGGCTCTGTCAACACGAAGTCATAAACCTGGCCGGCGGCCAGCCAAATCGTCGCTTGGCCTTGTGCGTCCAGTATAATCGGGTTTGTGTTTTCTATCGTTTGCGGCCTATCTTTCCATGTGGTCAATTCGTCCGTAGTGTTTGCGGCATAAGTATCTAGCGTTGCACCTGCCGCAATGTTGCCGTTCTTGTCAAAAAATTGGTGTGTCGGAAGTACCGCTATGATTCCTGTCATTTCGTAAACCTGCTATAATATGCTATGGATTTCATTGATTTTCAGTTGTATAGGGCGATTGCATTAGTAATCACTTATTTTGTTGTGTCGCTATTACTGGAATTGCTTTAGCGGCTGATTCAAGATATTTTCTTGAAAGCTTATTTGTTCCGCCTTCGCTCAATATTTTTTCGCGCAACGCCTTACTGTTTAAGGCCGCATTAGCTCCCCTGCCCAATGCCATGCCAGCGGCAAGCCCAGGAGCACCGCCAGCCATAAACCCGACCGCCCCGGCTGTAGCCCTTTGCATTGCTCCGTGTGGAGTTTCCCTCGCCTTGACAAATTGTGCCGCTATGTCGGCTAAATCTTGTAATTGCTTACTTTTTGGGTCTTTAATATTTGCAAGCCTTGCTATGGATATATCGCCTTCTGCCCCGTTTTTGGCAATCTTCTTTAGCATAAGCATGTTGGCATATTGTTCCCGTACTTTGGAAAACTCTTTAGCCTTTTCCTTGCCTAATGACCGATTTAGGGCATCAAGCAAGGAGTCCTTTATTTCCCTAAAATGATAGGCTTCATTTGAACCTCCCTTGCCCATTCGATCAAGCTCACGTTTAATCCTGTATGCGTTTTCGCCATTGAGTACGCCATTTTCGGACGTATTGATAATTTCGTCTATTTGCGCCTGAATTGTTTTTGGAATTTCACCACCGAATATTCTTTTTGTGTTTTCTTCAATTTTTGCTAATGACGATAAAAGCTTGTCATCAACCTTAACCGTGTTATTTTTTAAGGTATCGTCGAATTTAGTGCCTAGAACTTCTTTGGCATCGCGCAAAGCTTTAGTTATATTGTGCGTATCTTGTCCGATGGTCTTTGATACAGCGACATTAAGCTGCTTGGCAAGGTCATCCTCAACGCCAGCACGTCCGCTTAACGGCACATAATTTAAGGCTGACGACAAGGCATTTAATGGCCTTGAATCGTATAATCGATCTATTGGGATGTCTATCCCGTATTTCTTTGCCTTGATTGCAAGGTCTTTGACTTCCTTGCTTATGGCTGGGGCTATGGCGTCTTTAATTCCTTTTCCTAATTTGCCGCCAACTTTACCGCCAACTTTTCCAGCAACAGCCAAACCAGGTGGCAGTCCTGCGCCTATAACGCCGCCTTTTACGGCACTTTCAGGGTCAACCAAGCCAGCACTAGCCGATCCGGTTGCTGCGCCTCCTATGGCTTTCTGTGCGATATTTGCGCCCTTCATCCCTGCGCTTTCCAACGCGGGGGCGAGTTTAGATAAGACAGGCACGGCCTTTGCTCCAGCGGCAAGCACATTACCTGCACCAGCAGTCCCTGCTATTTCAGCACCTAATTTGCCAGTCTTAAACCTTGTGGAATCAGTATTTACTCCAAGCGAGTTCAATCCTTCATCCATTGCTTGGCGGCGGTCTTTCCTGCCTATAAAACTATTTTCAACGCCCATTGCATTAGCTGCCGCATCAATAGGGGCTAAAACTGTCGCCCCTATTGAGCCAGCCCCACGAATTGCTCCGCCCACTTCGTCCTTTAGGTTTTGTCCGGCTTTGCCTATCCATTCTCCGACAAGTGAAGGCTCTTTGCTTTTCTTCCATGCATTGTATTCTTCAATCAATGCTGGGTCTGGAACAAGGCTTTTTGATTCCCCATCTAAACTAGGCTGTTCTTTTTTAGACTTCCAAGCTTGGTATTCCTGCATAAGCTGCTCACTTGGCATGTCGTCAGCTTGTGCCGTTGAAATAGGGCTTATCATCTTAAAAAACGAGTCAGCAGCACTCATCCTATGTCCATTATTTGCCGATTCATTGCGTGGCCTTTCGTACCGCTTGCTGAACGTAAAAGCGGCTTGCCTGGGGTTGTTAAGGCTGTTTAAATGCTCATGCAGCTTTGCATATTCAGGGCTTTTCATTTCTTCGATGAAATAATCCATCTGAGTATTAGGGTCTGCGACATCAACGCCTTTTGAGTTGGCAAAATTAACAAGCTTTTGCTTTCTTGGCCCGTTCCATTGCAACAATCCTAAAGCATTGCCGTTATCGCCGACCGCATGGGTATTAAAGCCTGACTCTTGGGCGGCATTGCCTGCAACAGCCGCCGCATAGGCAGGGCTTAAGCCCCTGTCTAGCAAGCCCTGTAAAATAACCTTAGAATCGACTTGCGGCATTATTTGCCCCTTTCCTTAAGGAATTGCTCCCAGTCACTAGGCTTTTCCCATGATCCATTTGCGTCATTATTTTTTGTCGAATAATCGGTTATTATGTTTTTAGGGTCTAGTCCATACTTTCTAGCCCTTTCGGAAAATTGGGCGTCCAATTGCGCTTGATTTTGCGCCGCTGCATCATATATTTCTTTACCGATCTTGGCAAAATCAGCGGCTTGGCTTGGCGTTAGAACTTTTCCGCTTTGCAATACGTTAAAGTAATTTGTAGCCCTGTCGAATATGCCAGTTGCAGCCAATGACATCCCTAATTCAGACTCCCTAACAACGCTTCCAGGGTCTAATAGTTTCATGAATGACGTTGCGCCAGCCAATGTAGCCGCCGCTGATTTCGTGGCGTTAGGCAATGCCGAAGCCAGCCTAGTGTATCCGTCACGAACTTCGTTAAAAGTCTTTGATAATGCCCGATGGTCATCTGCTAATTTTTGTTCTTGGTCGAATGTGGCCTTGTTGCTTGTTTTTTCTGATTGATTCCTCTGAACCTCTAATCCGGCAACCTTGTACTTCCTTTCAAAATTAGAATCTGATTGTTTCAAGCCAAATTCTTGTTGATCCATTCCTTGATTAAACTGGTTGTTTTGTTGCGTGATGTCTTGGCCTCTCATTGTCGTTTGTGCGCTCAATTGCGCATTGGCATCTGGCATACGATATTTAAGGCTATCGGCAACCTTAAGGCCGCCCTGTATATGCGTGTCGATCAGGGATTTTAAGCTTTGTTCGTCATCCGGCACATTAGCAAGTTCTTGATTTAGGTTATTTAAGCTTTCTGGAGGCAGTATCCCTAAATCTACCTTATTTTTATAATAGGCGTACATCTTTTGCTTGTTCAATCCAGGGATGTATAATGCCCCTTGGTTTATCTGACCGACCATTTCAAGCTGTTTTAGGTGATGCTCTATTTGTGACTTTCCGCTGTCTGCCTCTGTCTTTCCTATCTCAGTCTCAGTCTTTTTAGCTTCCAGGGCTTGGTCTCCGAATCCTCCTTGCTCTAAATGCTGGCTTAACGAGACATTGGCAGGTTTTGCCCTGATGTATTCGCTCAATGCGTTTTTGGACGCCCTGTCTTGGTCTGCTTGCCTGTCTAGTTGACCTTGACGACCTGCCGCAATGACGTTGTTGATGTCAAAAAACTTACCCGATAATGGGATGCTTGCGTCTATTTCTGCCATTTTAATTACCCAAAATATTTAGACAATGCGTTGTTAATTGGCGCTGTATTGACATTTCCGCCACCATAGCCACCAGTGGTAGACGCACTACCAAACCCTCCACCTCCACCATAAGCGACACCTGATGCATAATTCCCGAACCCGCTGCTTATGCCATTGGCAATGCCCATCGTACCGGCGGCCTGTGCATTTCCTTTTTGGATTATTGCATTTTGTTGGGCTTGCCCGCTCTGACCTGCCGCATTAGATACGTTTACGCCATATTGGTTTTGGTTATTCGATATTTCATCGGCTGCGTGTTGGCCTGTTGCCGCAATCCCTGATAGTGTATTGACCTTAAAGCCACGGTTTTGGTTATAAATATCGTTCCTTTGCAAGTACCTTTGCCATGCATCGTTATAGGTTTGGTCTGCCAGTCCTGCATTAAAGCGCATACCTTCTTTAAGTGCCAAACCGCTATTTTTTAGCCCCATTCCTGCCAGCCTATGATCTAACGCTTGGTTGCCTTGGTCTTTCCTGAATTGATAGCCAGGATCGGCTTCAAAATTGAATTTTTCAGGGTTGTCTTGCAGAACAGAGCCATAAGTAGAATCGATAGGGACTTCAACTTGCTTTGTCCCTGGTTGCTTTGCCTTCCAGTTCTGGTATGCAGTTTGTGATCCTACCGTTGGCTTAAGGCTTTCAGTTACAAATTTCTTTTGCTGTTGCCATTTTGAAAAAGCTTTTTTGTCTTTAGGGCTTGGTTTGTTGGCTTGCAGCTCCGCCAGCCTGCTTTTTTGCTGTGCGATATAGGCGTTATAACTAAGGTCGTTTTGTACGGTTTGCTGATTCCCTAGCCCTGCAAGATAAGAAAGCTTGTTTTGCGCCGCCGTGCCTGTATTAAAATATGGCTGTTGTACGGCGTTTGAATCTTGCAATGCGCTTCCCAATATTTTTTTCTGGTCTGCGTATGTTGCCGCCGCATTTGCCCCGGCGGCCTCCGCTGCGTCCGCTTGCTGGCCTGACGCTATAGCCGAACCAGCAACAGTCGCAACAGCCGCCACTGCCGCCGCCGCCGCAATGCCAAAATACATCGGGCATCCCTTGCAAATCCAAATAAAGTGATTAAGTATTTTCATCATGCAATGTCCACGTTAATATACATGCGGGGCTTGTCGCTCCGGTTGTCGAAGCCATGCCATAACTTATGGTTGAATGACCATATTTCGCCCGTTTTCATTTCAAGCCATTCTTCTATTCCGTCCTTTTCCCCGCAATGCGCCCAATTGTCATTTGTGCCTTCAATAATGATATGGTATCGGCTAAAATACTCAGCCGATAAGCCAGTGTCATAATGTCCATATATGGACTCACCAGGCATTAAACGGACAGCCGCAAGCCTTCCGATATGACTTCCTCCTACCGATTCAAGTAGCGCATAGATCAATTTCCTTGTTTCTGGAAACAGCTTATAAGCTTCCAGGTCATGACAGAATAGGTCATCTGAAAACCTTTTGTAACTTTCAGGGTTGTCCATGACATCGGAAGGTACATTATTAACCCTCATGTTTATCATTTGCAATCCCATATGCTGGTATCCAGGTTGCCAGGGCTTTATTGTCCTTGGTATTTCTACAAATAGATTCTCGTTAGCCATGACCTCATTATAGATGTGGGCAAGGTTCAGTCCTTTTTGTATCAATCTGAAATTTTTCATAACGGTATGATATTCAATGTTTGTGATGCCGAAAGGGTAATGACATCACCTGGGTTCATAACTACTGTTGCAGTCGTTATATTTACCGACAACAGCCCCCTTGCATAAGTAAGCAATTGCGAAGAAGGCAAATAAACAGTGCATTGCTCTATAGCAAGGAACTTGTCTGTCGTCGTTTGCTGAAAGTCGGCTTGGCTTGGTTGCAATGCAGAAACGAACTCAGGCGTTAAAGTGCCGTCATCGTTTATTGCCCTTCCTGATCTTTTAAATTTCATGAGTCCCCTAAATCAAAGTCCATCACAAACCCTAACAGCACAAATTTCACAGGATCGCTTGTGGTCAGCCTAAAAGCCCTGTTCCTTGCCATACCTAGCCGATAAAAATTAACGGTTTGGTCGTAATCACCAATAGCGCCAAAGCTGTTATATCGTATATTTGACCAAGTATGCCCGTTATTTGAAAACTGCAATCCAATTTTAGGGGCTGGAGTATCTACTATCCCGACCCCAGGTTCTAAGTTAATGCCAAACATGCCGTACTGTATTTTCTGCTGTGCGCTGCTGTTTATTGTGGTCGTATATTGCCTAACTATTGGATCGCCATTGTCGGTGTGTGTGTCCAAATCTAAACTGTATACATTCCCTGACTGTATATCGCCAATCAAATTGGCGTTACCGTTAAAACAAATACAAGACGCTTTCCAGAAATTAAAGTCACCGGTTGTCGGGTCGCAATATGACCTCCTGTGCCACGTTCCAGTGATTGCGTCAAAACATAAGGTAAGGTTAGCGGACGGAAATTGCAGGATATAAAAGATATGCCCTTCTTGCATATATGCCATTCCGATAGCGTCGTTTATATAGCTCAATTTCGCTATTTGCTGCTCTATTTCATGGGTGCTGATACGTTCCGGCGCGTAACCGTTTAAACGCCATACTATGCCCTTTCCTAAGTTATCTCCGCCTAACCAATACACTGAATCCGCAAGCCTTGATATTGACCTAGGAGCGGTGCAGCCGTGGTCAATGACTACATTTGAATTCCGTTGGAACGGGAAATCTGGATTTCCGTTAAAGTACCAAACCTCGACTGAACGATAACCAGGGAATACAAGTTCATCTTGATAGACGATTACGCCAGCGGTATTGTCCGGGTTTCCTTCTGCCGTGGCAAAATCAAGAGCATTCCAGGTTGTCGCTATGTCAAGTTCTTGGCTGATGTAAAAAGTCTGGCTAGTTACCTGTGTAACGACAAAGTAACCCTTCGTGAATGCCACGCTTGAAGGCACGGACGGAAATGATCCTGCCGTTATCTGTGTTAGAACTCCAGTAGCCAGCTTTATTGCCCAGCCGTCTTGGAAATCGACAAACATTAGGTCGATACCGCTTGATGCAAACTGGACAAATCCATTATAGGTGTTTATGTCGCCTAAATGGGTTATGTTGAATGCCGAATCGACCTTATAGACCGAATTACCAGCCACCCAATAGCTGTCTGTAGTATCCGAAAAGCACCCCCTAACAGGTGAATTAGGAAGCGTAAAGCGTAGGGTACTTCCTGGAGTTCCTACTATAATATTTTGTCCAGTGGACGCTTGTTCAATGTAACAATTGATCTTTTCGCCGCTATTTGCCTTTAGGCTGCGGCCTTTTCCAAAAACGCCAGTCAATGGGACATCAATACGCATTGAGTCTCCAGTTAAAACGGCGATTTGTTAAAAATGGGTCTATTTTTGCCCTATTTATCTTTAGGTTGTTTTGCCTAATCAAGTTCCGTTGGTTGTTTGCCAGCAAAGCTACGTCTGGAGGTATTGGCTTTACGCCAATACATAATATTTCAGCCAATGACGCATACAAGGCCAACAAGTAGCCTTTGTCGATAGCATAATCAGTGCTGTAATCGGCGAATTGCGGGAGTATTGCGTCCAATTGTAAGTGAATGGACGCACCGCTTATGTTTGGATAAAAATAGATATTCCCTATTGGGAATTGACCGTCATAATAGGCATACCATGCGATAGTCGATGATAGGCTCTTGTTAAAAATGCTTGTGTATTCTGCCTCTGTTATCCATGTTATCGGATAGTCAATATTGTTTGACCTAACAAACGAGGTATCACGAATAAATTTTGGCCTTGCTACGTTGATTGTCTGGCCTGTGCCTATGGTTACGGGGTTTGCGGTCGCCGTGGCAACCGTCTCCGTGACAAACGGTATCATAAGATTTTCCGTCTGCCACGAATCCAGCATTGCGTTAAGGCACAGCAGGGCATAACTGTTGGAATCCCCATCTAAAGGGTCTCCTATAGCCTTTATCCCTGCCATTGTGCTGGCTTGGTCTATGACCTGCTGTGCATTTGCCATTTTTAAGTACCCGATGTTCCAGGTTCGTCGTCGATAATCGCCCAATCAATCAAGGTCGTCGCCGTTGCGTTGGCTGTGCCAAAGATCGTAAACGAACCACTTGCGGCGAGAACACGCTCAACCCTCAACAAAGTCCCGTCCGCCGCCGCCTGTGCAACCATAGCCCAAACCTTGGTATTTGCATCGACCAAAGAGTTGGTGATAACGACACTGGATGCGCCAGCAGCAATTGCCGCCTTGCCTTGCGCGGTGTTTTGCGTATATGCGCCAGTGGTCAAGCTGGCATCTACGGATGCCGTAGCCAAACCGCTACCGACAAGGGCTGTCTCTGTGCTTACGCCAAAACTTGCCACCACTCCAGACAACCTTCCTAAATAAGCTCTATTCAATAAAACTGCCATAATAATACTCCTTACAGTACAGCAAAACGGACACCGAGTTCAGGATATGGACAAACCATACCGAACAAGGCATCAAGCCGGATGTTTGCAACGTCACCGTTGCCGTCCCAATATTCAGTGACCTTGACAGTTATACCGTCCTCACTGTGTTGGTAAGCAACCGCGCCGGAACCGGCTTTAGGCGTAGCCATTGGAACCATAGCAAGCGTCATAAAATCGCGCTGGTAAGCGATATTTGCCGAATATGACGTACTGGCAGCGCCTTGTATGACATAAGCCGCCCCAGTTGTTGGGCTTGCGGTCACGTTTTGGAATTGACCGCTTGTGACGATTGCAGGGCTGATAGGGATGCTAGTTGCGCCAGCAGCCACGTCAGCGGTGACAATAAAGTTGGCAAGCGATCCGGTATCAACCCTAGTTTGTGGGTTTACCGCATTGACTCCAGGCAGTGTGATGATCGTGCCCCTTGTCAATGTGCCGCCAGCAACAGCAACAACAGTGATTGCAGAGCCGACTTGGTTAGCGCCGTTGATGTTTGTCGCCGTTGCCGCGCCGTTTGTATGGCGTGATACGTTTTGGCTTGACATAAACCCAAACCCTAAAGCTTCGCGCAATTTGCCAGAACGGAATTGTGCAGACAATGTGCTTTGGTCGTTGAACATGCCAGCCATACCAGCAACTAAGTTACCGTGTGGCTTAGGCGCTAGACAGAAAAACCTATCCATTTGTGGAGCGCCCATTTCATCAAGCCTAGCGTATACATCAGTTGCAGCCGCAACAGCCAGGGCTTGTGTCGTTGGTGCTGCACCAGCCGCATTAATGATGTTAAATGCGCTAAACTTTGCGGTTTCTGCGCACTGCCTATCGACTTCGGTAATCAATGCAGTTGCAGCCGCTTCAATCCGTCTATCCCAAGAATTGTTGAGCAATGTCGCTTCAATCCTTGTGTTGTACATGGGCACATGGAATTGGTTGACAGTCAACGGGATAGTGGTGATAACCGTATCTTGCGGTGTAGCAACACGCCCGGCAGCAACCGTATAACGTGGAGGCCGTTTGATGTTGATGGTTTGCCCAGGATCATAAGTGTTGTTCTGGAATTCAGATTCATAACTTCTGTTTACCGTGCTTACGAAGCCTGGGTTATTTTTCAGGATAGCAACTGTATCCTTGGCAATTAATGCCGATGGAGGTAATGTATTGGCCATAAAAGTTCCTTATTGCGCCCAAGAAGCCCCTTGTTTTTTCCGCCATTCGCGGTATTGGTCTGGGTTCATCTTCATTGGGTCTGTTACTGTTACACTTCCCGCCTTGTCCGTTCCGACTGGCCTTGGAAGATCGTTTTTTGTTTCGAGCTTTTGCTCAATCTTTAAAATTGCCTTTGTTTGCGCAACCCTGCCCATCTTGTGTATTTCCATCGCTTCATCAGGATGTAATGTCATATAGGCCATGATCTGCGCGCCCTTGTCGCTGTCCAGTATGGCATCTGCCATATTGTCGGTTACGACAAGTGATTCGAATATGTCCCGGTCAAATTCCGGTATTTCGTCGGCTTGCTCGTTGATGTCACGAATCTTTTTTACGAATTCCTTATGTGACATATCGGCCACTTTTTGCTTTTCAGCCTGTTCTAAAGCCTGACGCTCGTTAGCTATGGCAAATTTAGCCATAGCCTGGATGTATTGCTTATCGTCCGCAAAATCTTCCCTTAAAGGCTCTTTTACTGGCTCTACTTCCTTAACCGCCGGAATAGCCGCAAATTCTTCACGTAATTGCCTTTCGGCCTTGCGGTATGCCTTTGCCTTTTCCTTGACGATAATTGCATCAAGTTCTGCCTGGGTCATTTCGATTTTGCTAACCTGTTGTTCGGTTTCAGTTTCCGTTGTACCTGGATTTACGGTTTCCAGTGCCGTTGTTTCTTCGCTCATAAAATTCCTAAATAAAACCCTTGTGATTGCACAAGTACATTAAAACTGTAAGGCGTTAGGATATGTCCTGTCATAACGCCCGAAGAATGCATTGCTGAATTTGGTGTTAGTGACAACAC